GTGTAGTGTGTTAGTAGATCCATGTATTTTTCTTGGATCTGTGGGTGATTGATTTCTCTTGATAGTTGGTCTTGTGTTGAGTTAGTTATTAGGTCTAATACTATTTCGTTGTAGTATTCGTTTTTGTAGTCCCAGGTGTGGTCTCCTTTCTTGAATTTGTATTTTGCTAGTTTAGTTTGGTTTTCATCTTTGATGATGAGTAGTGCGTTGGTATCCATTAATGCTTTAATGAATTGTTCTGTTTGATCTTTGTGATAGATGTTTAGGTTGATTGATGTTGATGTTTCGTAGCTTAGGTCTTCTGGGTTGATGATTGTTAGGAATAGTCTTGAGTTATTGTTGTAGATGTTCCAGTATAGTACTTTGTTGTAGATTGATTCTTTGATGTATTCTTTGTTGATGGGTTGATCGTTGTTGATTGCGTATTTTAGGTAGTTAGTTGGCTTAGTGCCTAGTAGTTTGTTTAGTTGTTTCCAGTGTTCCTGGATTATTGATTGTAATAGTTTTGATGAGTTTGGGATACGTTCGTATCCTGGTTCTGTTATTGGGCCTGTAGTTGATGTTACTATGCCGTGTTCTTCGTGGTGATAGTGGTGTATTCTGTTGTGTAGTAGGTCGCTTAGCTCTTTGATGATTGTTTTAGTTTCTTGGTATCTTTGTGCCATATATTCATATGGTAGTGTGTTGATTTGGTATGGTGGTTCTAGTTTGATGTCCTTTCTGATGTGTCTGTTTGAGTAAGATGTTAGTAGTGTTACATGTTTAGTTGTCATGTTGTTTCCTCCTTGTGTGTTCTTAGTTTTGGGTTGATTGTTTGTAGTCCTTTTAATTGTCATTGGTTTCCTCCTTTCTATTTTTGATGGGGGTGGACTTTAAATTTGCCCCTCACTGAGGGGTGTTATACGATATAATATATATATAATTTCTTTTTATTTTATTTATTAGTAAAACACACAGTAATCCATACACGATAACATACACGATAACTCACACAATAACCTACACCTACATATACACTCTTTATTTACAAGTACCACCACATATGGTACAATCTGTATAGGAGGGATACTATGAAAATAATAATTGAAACAGGAAAGAAAGGCTTATCGTTAAAGCCTGATGAACCAACAGATTTTGATACAATGATGGATACCTTATTAACTGCAGTACAGGCAGTGATGAATGACTTCGCAGAGAAAGCACCTCATGAACACAAACAACAAATTAAAGAAGCTATCTATGATAACTTCAATGAGGCTGCTAGTGCGATCCTTGCTAACTACATTCCTGATAAGGAGCTTAGACCTGACCTGACAGCAGAGGCTATTAAGAAGATGGAAGACAAGATTATGAAAGAACACGTCAATCGCCACGAAGCTAAGCACGGTGAAATCAAATCATGATTAGACATGACTTCTCCCGTTGTCCAAGGTGTCAGTCACACACCAAGAAAGCTAAAGCATTCAACGGTAATGAGTCTGAGTTCTGGTTAAAGTGCACTAAGTGTACGACGTACATTAATACTTATATTCCACAGGAGCATCAACGTAAATTCCATGAAGACCCCCATAGGTATAAAGGTAACTTCGGTGGGTACGGTACAGGTAAAACCCTGACCTCACGTCAAGAATTGTACAAACACCTGCTCATATCCCCAAATACTAACGCCCTTGTTGGTGCCAAGGTGGTCTCTCAGTATGAACAGACCATCAAACGTGACATTGAGCAGGATATTCCTGAGGACTTTATTGCACATTCCAGTGTTCAGAAGTCATACATGGACTTCAGCAATGGATCACGATTAATGTTCAGGCCACTTAGAGACCCAGACAAGCTACGTTCCTACAACTTAGGGATGTTCGTAATCGTTGAAGCATCTGAAACACCAGCAGAAGCATTCCACCAATTGAAGACTAGACTCCGTAATCTTAATTCTACTATTCAGAAGTTTGATGAAGAAGGGCGTCCAGTCCATACAACTAGGAATGGAGTTGAAGTTCCAGTCATTGAGAACGATTGGCGTAAAGGAATCATTGAGTCTAACCCTGACTCAGGTTATATCAAGTCAGATATCCTATTAGTGTCGGATGAAATCCATAAATCAGGTAACATCTTAGATGATTACAAGGTAATGCCTGATGCAAGAGATGTTAATATTTCGTCACATGTAACTTCAACAGATGCAAATGCGTACCTACCGCCGTCATTCATAGATGAAATTACTAAGAACAAGCCTAATTGGTGGGTTGCTAGGTATGTACTCTCATCATTTAGCTATTCAGAGGGCATGGTATATCCATCTGCACAAAACGCAATCATACCTGAATCAGATATTCCTAAGAATTTCAAGCATATCATTGCTGCCGATTACGGTTTGAATGATGACTTCGTATATCTTTTAGGAGCTGTCGACGAAAGAGACGGTGTGGTTTACATATATGACGAATACGTCACCAATAACATGAACATTGAAGAATTAGCAAAAGGATTTAATGAATTTACAGCACATGTCCCTACAGGAATGTGGGTGACACAGCCAATCCTTGACCCAAAGTCTGGAGCCAAGAGGGATTATGAGAAGAAGACCCTGTACTCACACTTTGAAGACTACGGTATCTTCTTTAAACCAGGCCATGTACAGCTAGATGCAAGGATTACCCGACTCAACACCTATTTAGAATCGGGCAGATTAAAGATTATGGACAATTGTACCTACCTCATTGAGCAAATTACCAAGTATAAGTTCCCTGAAAAGAAATTAGGTGCAACATCCAAGGCACAGAACAAACCAGTGGACAAAGATAATCATGCAATTAACCCATTAGAGTGGATTTGTATGGAATTACCTGCAGACCCTACCAAATTAGTAGGGGGCCACTACGGGCCTAGCTACGATATCGCAGAAAATCAGAGTGAGCGCCAGCGATATTACGATAATCCGCTAGCATCTCCACTGACAAGCGACGATAATAAAAATACAATGTTTGATTTCAGGAAAGGAGTCCTATAATGTACACATTCTTTAGCATATTGGTGATTTGCGCCACAGTATTGTGGATATTCCACAAATTGCCCAACACAATCCACATTATCCACACATATCACAACCATGAGCACTTAGATGACAGGCGATTTAGCGTTGAGAAAGTATATAAAGATGATGATAGTGATAATATAAATGATCCTACGGATAATTCTTTAGATGACGTGTTGAGTAAAATTCAATCGGCAATTAACGTAGTTAATGGAGTGGAGGAGGATAATAATGGCTAGTAACGCAAAGCTTCCCAAGGATATTACCTTGAAAGATTTAAAAGAACTTTATGAGGAAGCATTACAGGAGCATTCAAAAGCATTTGAGAAAGCAAGAATACTAGACGGTACAGATAAAGGGAAGATGTGGGACGTGATTGGAGCAACATTCCCACCATATCAAATACTTCCAAATACGAACCATGTCTCCTACATTAAGAACAATCTCTTAGCAAACATCTACACTGTAGGTAGAGCTGCATCAATACAACCAACATCTGAAGGCGATAAAGAAATGGCCGCACATTTAAACATAGCAATTGAACACGCATGGAATACAGGTCAGATTGGATATCATCAGATGTTAGCAGGTGAGAGAGCTGCATTATTGAATAAGGGAATTACTAAAGTTTCTTGGGACAACACTAAGACAGGTGGTAAGGGAGATAACTTCTATAAAGGTGAAGTTGTGTTAAAGAATATTGACCCACTGAAGTTTCTTAGAGACCCATTCGTAGATGACTTAGATGATGCAGAGTACGCGTTCACTTGGGACTTCATGCATAAGAATGTTGTATTAAGAGACCCCGATTACGCAGATGAGTTTAAGAAAATGCTAGGTAAGAATGGTGAGGTACCGACGGATTCAACCCCAGGGCCTAGTGCTGATTTAGAAAGTGACCGTCAAACGTCAAACCCTAAAGGTAAAAAAGATTATGTAAGAATTATAGAATCATACAAATATGACAAGGAAGGTAAGTTGTGGGAAATACATACTGCAGGTTTCCAACAAGTTTTATTTGTACAAGAATTAAAGCCAGCAGTGTTACCATTCTCAGAATTATATTGTAATATAGCAAGTAATGACATCTTCGGAACGAGTGAACCTGCTCGTATCTATTCAAACTCAGTAGCCATTAACCTAACAAATTCGTTCGGTTTAACTGCTGAATATAAAAATCAACGTCCTCCTAAATATATAAGTGGGAATTCAGGCTTAGATGTTGCATCATTTAGAAAGCATGGTAATGACGCCGACCACACTTTCGTAGTTAATGGTGATTCGAGTAGAGCGGTTCACTACCATGAATTCCCACAATTATCTCCACAAGCCCTATCTATGATACAGTCTTTAGGTATGGACATAAAAGATATTACAGGAATTGATGGACGTTATACAGGTAGAGATACAGGCTCAATCATGACAACTGGTGGTATGGATGATATGCTTAATCAGGTATCTTTGATCGACCAACCTAAGATTATTAATTATGAGAGATACTCTAAGAGACTTACACAATTAGTTCTCAAGAATCTTTTAGAGTTTGGACAGAAGCGTAAGTATTTCCATAAAGGTCAACAAGACACTGAGTCAAAGACAATAGAGATTGATTTTCCAGATATAGATGCGGATACATTGTTTAGCTATTCACTTAGCGTGTCAGCAGTGCTACCTAAATCTAAAGAGCGTGTTGCACAAATGGCGAACGTTCTTATGGAGAAACAAATGCAATATGCACAGACTGGACAACAACAAGTTGATCTCATAACTCCAGAAGAATGGTTAATGTTCCAAGACCTACCTAACAAAGAATACATGTTAGAACGTATGGGTATTCAGAGACAACAAGATTATATTGACCAAGTGTCACAGACAATCTTCACATATGCAGGTCTTACTGAAAATGGCATGGACCCATCTGAAGCAATGGTTGCTACAGCAGACGTTCTTAAGAATGGTGGCAACGTACAACAAGACCCTATGGCACAACAACCAAAGATGCAAGATAACTCAGCTTTAGGTAAAATGATGACTAACCAAGGTTAACACCTTGGTTTTTTCTTTACAATATTTATATTTGTGTGGTATACTACATGTAGAGGGTCCGCACCCCTTAAGTGTGTGTATGTAGTACATTCCTATAATCATGTTAGCCGCATAGAATTATAGCGTAAAGGAGAGGCAAAGATGAGTGAAGCAAGAGAAATCAACACTATGGCAGAATTAGATTCACTATTAGGTGATGACAACTTTGGTTCTGACCCAGCAGTTGATGGAGATGTAACTGAACCAAATCAACAAGACATTGAAGAGTCTGAAGATTCTGAAGAGTTAGATGTAGAAGAAACAACTAACGAAGATGACGTATCAGAACCTGGCTCTGATGAAGAAGAAGATGTTGAAGACAATGTCAACAATGATGAAGAAGAAGAAGAAGACGACAGCAAAAAAGATATTAAGACAAAACCAAAAGACCATCATGCATTCGCAGCAATGAGAAAACAAAACAAACAATTACAAGAAACTTTAGATAACATTGCTAGAGGTTTAGGGATAGACCCAAAAGATGATGGCGCTTTAGAAAAGTTAGCCGAAGCCGCATACAACGGTATAGCTAAACGTGAAGGCAAAACAAAAGAGGAAGTAATCGCCGACTCCCAGGCACAGCGTGAACTAGAGGCATATCGAAAAAGAGATATCACCCAACACACAACTAGACAATTTGAAAAAATTAAGAACGAGTTAGGCGCCGACAAAAATCGTTTAAATGATTTTGCAAACAAGCTAGTAAGTGAAGGGTATAACCTATTAGGTCAAAAGGAAGATTGGGTAGGCATGTATAAAAACATGTACTTTGATGAACTTGTTGAAGAAAGAGTTAACAAGGCTGTCGAAGAAGCACTCAAGAGAGATGAAGCGGCTAATAATAAAAGTGGTAAGTCTAATAAAAAACGTGGTAAACGTGATAGTGGTGGAAAGCAAACTGTTTCCACTAAGGCTGAATTAGATAAATTTTTAAGTACCATTTAGG